CTTAGCCTGCTGCGCTGTTAACGGAACTTCACGCGTTGAGTACAACAAGTCTGGCAAGTCCAAGCATTCTTCTTTGGTAAATCTAATCGCTGGCTGCAATACTTGGTGAACGGTCTGCTGTGCATCTTGTCTTGGCACCCATTTGTATTGCGTAAGTTTTAGCATTACCTTGTCACGGAACGCACCGAAGAACCTAGGCACCTTCTCAGGTGCCACAAGCTTAGCCAAGCCGTATGCGTCGAGCGGAGATTGCGATGCAGGCGTACCAGTCATCATCCATAGGCGGGTTGAAGGTTTAATAAGAGTAGCAAGGCACTTCCAACGATCAGTCGTTACGCTCTTAACTGCGTTGGCCTCGTCCACAATGATTAAGTCAAACCCACCGGCTTCCAACTCTGCATTAACTACCTTCACGCCATCAAAATTGATAATCACAAACTCGTAATCACCTTCGATAACCTTTTGTCTTTGTGTGCGCGAGCCTTGCGCAATCGCCACTGTGCGGTGCATGACTGTCTTGAATAAATCAGATCGCCATGCGGTGTCCATGATGGACACTGGGCACACAACTAACACACGCTTGACTTTGCCTTGTTGCATCAAGTAATCAGCCGCCCATGCCGCTGCACTTGTCTTGCCTGTACCTGCTTCGTTAAACACAAAGCAACGTGGATGGAGTGTGAGAAATTCTGCAGTGGTGCGTTGATGGTCAAAGGGTGTGTACATCCCCGGCCATTTGTAACGTCCCAAGATGGGACTAGGCACTTCACGAATACCTAGATTGCGTAAGAGTTGCACTTCGTCAAAACCCCAGTTAACAAGTACTTGGTCAACGTCTCCGTTGTTCTCAATAACCTTGCTCTTTGGAATGATTGAAGTGATTTGATCTGCCTTGCGTGTGTTAAACAGCAACGCCTTGTTGTCGATAACTTGCATGATAAATTTGAATAGAAGTGACAAAAATAGCCGAGTAGCACTGCTACTCGGCAAACCCTACAGGAGAAAGGAACCAATGAAACAACTCAGCAACTGCAGCCACCGAGTGATTCCATCTTACATTATTTTTTACGCTCGCGCTTGGAAATTTGTGACTTCATGTCACCGGTTTTTGTGCGAGAAAAACTACGATTTGTATTGTCTGTTGCGGCACGAAGATTGCTTAGGGATGATGTACCGCCCTTGGATAAAGCTTTCTTATGGTCGACATCTACGTCATCCGGCAATGTGCCGTGAGCTTTCTCGTACGCGCGTCTTGCCTTATGTCTTTCTGACTGGGCAGCGAGCTGTTTAGGAGTGCCTTGATAGCGTTCGTATTCTTGCTTGTAATTGCGTGGTTTTTTATCAGCCATTGTGATTCTCACAAGTAGTAACTGGGCAGAATTTGCACAGCGCAGAGCTTCGGGGATTCCATACCCCATGCACCACCGCCGCTTCGATTGCGCTAGCCCTGCCAGCCCATTTAGACAGGATTTCAGGCAACTGTTTACGAGTGTACTCAGACTTAATTACATCGCCAACTACAACAAATAACAGCACGCCTTTGACTGTGTGTACATCGGGATGGTGAATCATCACCATAGCTGCCATAAGTTCTAACTGTGCGCTATCTGCGTAGCGACTTGACTTGCCGGTCTTATAGTCGGCTACCCTTGCGATGCCGTTGTCGTGGTTGATTGCAAGGTAGTCTGGGATGCCTCGGAACCATACATCTTTGTCAAAGAATCCGCATGGCGTAAAGTCTGCGCGGATGCCAAGTTTTTCTTCACAGCGGATGTCGCCTTTGAAGTTGGCAAGAGGTTCCACGAATGGTTTGTAGTGCGCATAACTTGCTGGAAGTGGTGTCTTATCACGGATGTATTCTTCAAATGCTTTGTGTACAGCAGTGCCGTATAGGGTTGCTTCAGTGTCTTTAAACTTATACTTTTTTAGTATTTTAACTTCATGGTATCTGCGCGGACAGCCTTCGTAATCTTTGATGCTCGAGTAAGAATGTGATAGCGTCATGGAAAGAACCGAGTTTGTTTTTGCAAACCCGAGTGTACCAATTAACAATCCCCATAGGAAGCCCCTACGCCTGATTCGCAAGCTAGCGGTAAAGTTTGTGCCCACTTTGGTCTCCATGACATGCACTCCTCAACGTATCGTTGTGCTTCATCTTGTTCTTCAATCGGTGCGATACAAGCCACAGCGTCATGGACTGTCAACACCACCTTATACTTCTTGCCGATTTTCAGCATCTGCTCCGCAACGACCTGCCTTGCTACGGCTTGACACACGTTCTCCACTACTTTCCCGCCGTAGATATACACGGGTAATCCCTTAGAGAAGTAGCGCCATTGGTCTTTGTGGGTCTTCTCATCAACCACTTTGGCTAAGTCAGGATATTGAATAAACAGCCCACTAGGTAGGGTTAACCCTTTACCCGGAACTGCGTTAATTAAACCTTGCGCATCCACCTGAAAACCGTTGCCTGTACGCAACGAAATCAAAGCCTCATCTGCTTTACGCCACAACTCAGGTATCTTGTAGTAGGCATGCCTGTATGCGTCAATAATGCGTTTTGCTTCGTCTTCGGTCGCGTCTACCCCAGCCTGCATTTTGAGAAATACTTTTAGCTTGTGGTGCCCAACGCCGTATCCCGCACCAAGAATCACGACCTTGCCAACTTGACGTTGCTGACGGTCAATCTCCTCTACAGGTACTTTGTATATTTTGCTCGCCATCAGCTTATACACATCTTGGGAACGCGAGAACGCATCTATCAAGTCATGCTGCCCTGCAAGCCACGCCAGTGTCCGTGCCTCAATCTGCGCGGAGTCGCAGTCAATTACGACGTAACCCTTGGGGGCTTTGATAGCCTTCTTAATCTTGCCTGCGTTCGTACCGCGTGATGGTAAATTCTGCAGGTTTACAGAATCCTGACCAGACCACCTGCCAGAGTGGGCACCGTAGTAACGCAGAGGTACAGGAAACTTGCCTCGAGTAGACATACCAATAAAGCGTTCAGTGCGAGTTTCTTCAATTGTCGTTTTGTTTCCAAGGCGTGCGGCGACAAGCATTTGGACTCGTTCATCGGGATGCTCCTCTAGGTCTTTAAATTCCTGATCGGTTTTGGCAAACGCATAGGCTAACTTGCCAGTGCGCAGGCTTACTTTCATAGGCGGTACAACGCCGTAGTTCTCGAGTACCTTGGCAAACTTGTCGTTAGACATGAGCAGCTTCTTGATGCCGTCCATACCTTCGCTAAAGATTGCATGCACATACTCGGGGTCAGCGTCCTTCAGCATGAAGTCACGCACGGATTCCATCAGGGCTTCCTTGGCATCCTTCACGGCTTCCAAGTGGTCAACGAGTAGCGTCTTGTCAAGCTCAAGCACAGGCTCAATGAACATGCGCAAAGTCATGTCCATCAGTTTCAGTTCTTGCTTTGGGAAACCCATTGCCATGTATTTGTTGAACAGCGTATAGGTCAACTCAGTATCATTGATGCAGTACTCAGCGTAGCGCGCCAACTCCTCGGCGGAGAAGTCAGCGTAGTGTTTGCCCTTGGCATGTAGCACCTCGTCGCCCTTGGCTCCGATACCCATGCGTTCAGCTTGCTTGGCTAAGCCATGCGCTTTCTCGTGGGGAAATAAAGCTCGTGACATACCGAGCGTATCAAACCAAGCCAGTGGCTTTACGCCGTACAGCCAGTCGAGAACGGCACCATCGAACGCAGTGTTCTGTGCAACCACCATCGCATCAGACCAGTCGAATTCTTTTAGTATCCGCTCCACTTGCGGCTTGGGATACCAGACTGTCTTGCCATCATCCACCTTGATTGCTATGCCAATCATCTCGAACTGAGGCGACCGCACATACTCCTCGGTAGGAATCTTGGTCAGGGAATACTCAGTTGAGTAGAAGCATTCAAGGTCAAGTGTTACTACTTTTGGCATCGGCTTTGTCCACTTCATTTCTGAGTTGTTGATTTATTAGTTGTTGTAGCTGTGACAAAGTTTTAGGTGTTGTCGAGTCCACTATCTGCGCGCCTTCTTCTTTAGGTACTGCGCCTTGCCACATTGCGGGTTGCATCAAGGCTTTGCCTGTAATTGGGTGACGTCTAGTCTGTGATTTGTATGTCAGAGCGTCATTCCGATTCTCTTCGTTAGTCAGCAACGCGTGAAAAATACCGGCTTCAAACCTTGCACGTCGGGCTTCTTTGTACGCAGCAAGCAACGCTTCCTTTTCCTCAGGCTCTAAGTACCACAAGCGGTGAACGTACCCAGTTGCTTTTTCAGTCAGCAGGTCATCTAACTTTTCTGTAACGTCTTGGAACTTTGGAATACGATGGCTGTATTCGGTGTCCACAAAGAAGTCTTCGGGGTTGGTCTTGAGTCGTTCAATTATTACTTGTACTGATTGCATCATTTACAGTTCTCCTTTACGAAGTCTTCTAGATGTACAAGGTTGGTTTCGTTTACCACCCATGCGTCACCACCAGACTCGATGATTGCTTTTAAGTTTTTCTCTTGCAGGGCAGTTGCCTGCCCCTTACCCGCTTTGGCTTCGATAGCCATAAACTTGCCGTTTACACAGCACAGGAAGTCAGGGACGCCACTGTTGCCGTAGCCAGTGCCAATCGGCATAGCGTAGTAGATGTCGTGCTTCTTCAAGATTGCTTTAATCTTGGCTTTGACTTTACTTTCGGGTGTCGCTGCCATTGGCTACCTCAAGCAGTTTAGCTAAGTAATGTTGAGCTTTCTTCAAGTCCTCAATACCGTTTTTGTTTTTCCAACGTGACACATACTTTACCACGTTGCCCTCGAGATACCCAAGGTCGTTTGCAATGATGTAGTCCCATGGTTGAATGGACTTGTCTTTGTAATGGCTACCGCCAACTTGCATGTCATCAGCGCGTTCAATCATTTTTGCTCCTTTAAGAAAACGTCATAGTACTTCTTTGGCATTGGGGCTTTCTTGTCGAGGGTATCCCTCAACCATTCGGCTCCGCCTAGTTGTTGCAAAATCATCCAATGTCTATCAGACATTCTTACGTATCGTGCCTTTAACGGCTCGGGGGGTTTTGGTCGGGGCATCGTCGGGTGTCTTCTCGTGTTTGTTTGGGATTCGTTCTTTGGCTCTCGTGTATGTGCCGAACTGTTTGTAGCCTAAGCCTTCTTCGCTCTTGACCGTGCCGGTCGCAGTCTTGGCACGGAAGTACGGGTCAAGCAAAAAGATACTGGGGCGGTCGACTTGCGCCAACTCTTCCCATGGATTCAGCACTTTGGGGGGTGTATTATCTTTCAAAACGAAACAACCTTTCTCAGGGTCATACCTTACTAAATCAAAAACTTTCATGTGTTCTTCTCCTTTTTGTTCATTAACTTAGCCCAGCTATGGCCTGAATCCCAACCATCTTTAAAGCCCGCAGTCCAAGCACGATCCCAAGCCTGACACCACAATTCGTAGTAACCGCCATACAATGGAAAGCCTTTATCAAACAAGCCATGCTTTACTAGGTGCTTCACATCCTTGCGTTTAATGAACGCTTCCCATGCTTTGTCACGGGCTTTGTTGTAAATTGGTATGTCATCAAGTAGTCCCTTTGGCATCATCCTTCTCCCTTAACTGTGATCTAAGCATCTTGTTTTCCATGGTCAAGCTGACCACCATTTGCAGATGTTCTTTATGGCGTGACTCCATAACACGAACAAGCTTTTGTAAATCCAGTTCCCAATGACGCATCTTCTGCTCCAGTAGGTTGGCGTGATACCAAACAAAGTCTTCGGTAATGCCTTCAACTGTGATGCTGTCTTTGATTAAAAATTCTCTGGCTTCTTCTGGTGTCATGTGTTCTTCTCCTTGAGTTTGGCTTCGGCATAATCAACTGCAATCTCCCATACTTGGGCTTCAGCAGAGTTAAACAACAAGCCGTTGCCAAATGGACGCTGACCGCTTTTTTCTTCAGCCGTCAGCCCTACCCAAGGTCTTAAAGTCTTTTGCACTTGAGCTTGAGCCGCCATACCATCTTCGTATCCTTTGGAATACACCTCGTTGTCGGCATCAATTAGTTGTTTGATAAGACTTAAGCTTTCCTCACAAACCTTTGTCAGGCTTTCTACGGCAATAGCGCGTTTGATAATCATAGCGGTGAGTCCTCATGGTTGTCGGGGTTGAACTTAGGCACTCGGTTACCCGAGTCCTTGGGGTTTGGGAATGGGGGGAAAGGCCAAGTCATGCTTGTCCCCTTGCTCGGATACGCTCTGCAATTACTGTAGATGGGTGAGGCCAACCTACTGCCCATTCATCTGCAATCTTTGCACACGCCTCACGCTCATGCTCTGCTGCTAGCTTGGCAAAGGCTTCAAGCTCATCCCAAGTCCAATCAACACCGCCACTCCATGCAGCTTCGCCATTGGCTTGCTCTGCTAATTTAATGATTTCATCTTGTGTCATTTGGGGTGCCTCCATTCGGTTCGTGGCGGTATGTGCAATGTTGGTTGGTGCGCGCGCACCATGTAGAAGTGAATCAAGAAATTGATTACTTGGTTGTACGTCATCTTCACGCCAGTGTCGTGGGTCAACTGATCGCGTATAGCTTCAATGTCACCAGACACAGGCAGTGTGATTCGCTTAGCCTTGGTTTTCATTCGGTGTGGATTCCAAGAAAGGAATGTATGGTAGCTCTTTACGCAAAGCATAATACTCAACTTGACCTTTGGCAGAGTTAATCATCTTACCCGCAAGGTTTGCAAGTTCGGCTGCATCGGTGTGTTTGACACTACCGTCTCGCAGACCCATGAATACTGATGCCAGTTGTAGGCGTAGTTCTTCAACGTTTTTCATTTTCTAACCTCTCGTTTAATTTGGACAATAAGTCTTTGGGTTTCAATTAGGCTCTTGGATACCAGATGCGCAGGCAATCCAATGTTCCGTCGGATTAACAACTTAATGTAGTTAGCATCAAGATTGCGAATTTTTGTTCGTGCCTTTACGCGTTCTTGTGGCCGGATTGTTTGCTGATACGCTCGCATGCGTTCTTTCACTTCAGGTTTTTGGTAGTGTCTTCTATGGCGTTCGCTGATTTTCTCCCTGTTGGCTAAATAATACTCGTGACATTTGGCTCGAAGCTCGTCGATCTTTTCTTGGTATCGCTCACGCTTACGCTCTATGGCTCGATCACGATGACGAAGCTTAGTTGCTTTGACTTTGTCAGGATTGGCTTTGCGCCACGCCGTATTCCACGCTACAAATTTAAGTCGCAATTTTTCTTTCTGCTCAAGCGTCATGTTAAGTTTACGTTGTTCACGCAATTCCTTTTCACGCGCACGAGCTTTTTCTAAGTTAGCTTCTCGTGCAACTTTCGATGCAGCGGTGTGGCATACCTTGCAGTGGGACTTGTAACCCCACCGTTCGGTGTCCTTGTACACAAACCTACGACGAGTGAATTCTGTTAAGGGCTTCTCTTGTTTACAGCATGTGCATATCTTAGTCATTCACCCAGCTCCGAAAAGATTTCGTTGAGTACAGTTTTGATTTGGCTGACCATCTCAGCTTTTGTATAAGGTGCGGACATGACCATCTTGATACTTGCCAACGCCTTATACATAGCTTGCCCCTTCAATGCGAACAGCAGCGCGTCCTCATCGTCAGGGTAGTCAAACTCCAGTACGGCTTTTGATTTCATTTAGGCAAGCCACCGAAATACTGGTGCAGTTTGCGATACAACTCATGTGCGTCACTCAAGCTGATGTCATCCAAGATTGCGTCGATGCGCTTATGTTTCTGCACCACTTCATGCAACATTTGGTCGGCAATATCAACTGGCGTTTTAGAAGTCTTAAGCTTAATATTTTTAGGCTGCTTTACTTTCTTCTCGCGGTTGGCAATAGTTTTAGCCGACTTGATAGGCGTGTACTCTTTCCCATTGGGGCGTAGCAATCCGTCACTATCTTTATAGATGTGTCCTTGGCGTAACATCTGACCAATCAGGGATGACACGGACGATTTCTTATGCCCTTGCTGTACGAGGATGCGAATAGCATCGTTACGAGTGCAACCGGAGTTGTCACGGACAAAGTTAAAAGTCTTTTGTGATACGTTGTTTGTAGGTGCGAACACGGTTTCTTCCTTAGTTGTTTCAATTGTTTCAGGGGTATCCCAAGCTTGCAGTAGTTTCTGCATTTCTGTTTGTATGTCAGGCATCGTCATCCTCGAATAGGTTAAGTTGTCGTGGGTCAGGCATCGTATGCGCTAGGTCTTGCATGTCCCGCAGTCGCATCTCAAGGCGCTCGCTCAGCACCTTAATTAAACCCGAGTGTCCATCTGCGAATCGGATTAGCTCTTCGTCAGTCATGTTGTCATAATTCATTTAAGCTCCATAAAGTTAATAAGGTTGTTGTCATCGTCAGTTGTAAACCATACGATGTTGTCAGGGGGAGGCACCTTCACGGCTTTCAAATGCCCACCCACAATCGCCACATCCCTGATTCTCTCTAGCCAATCAGGTAGGTTAGCCACACGACCTCTGGATGCGGTCTCATGTCCGTCACGCCATTGCTTCAGTGTGAATTCATGTTCGCGTTCTTCGTATCTGCATTCATACATATCTGGTGAACTTCTATATCCGAGTTTATGTTCTAGCATCCGAAGTGCATCGGACTTCGCGCGTCCAAATTTATTCATGGTCGCTTTAGTTACCATCTCCTTCACTTTCCCCATCATCTACCCCCCAATCAAAAGCACCAAGGATTTCGTCCACCTTTTGTTTTGTAATTGCACGAGTGCTATCTTCTTCGCGCAATTCTTTAGGTGTTACCCCAGACAATACCTCCTCAAGCTTACGCGCAGCTTTCGTCAAGGCTTGGTCGCCAGTAATATTCATAACATGCAATAACTCGCACAACTCTACGGCGTTGGTCACGGTCGTGTCGTGGAATGTACGCTTCTTGCCATCCTCATCAACAGTCAAGCGGTCGCTGAGCTTACTGATAGCGTTATACAAACGAGTCCATGAATCTTGGTTCGCTGCTTTGAGCTTAGTGTCAAGCTTGTCTTCGTAGTCTGCGATGAGTTGGCGTTGTACCTCACTCTCAATATCTAGACGGAAGTCACCGCCAGTAGGCAGGGGAGTGAACGATGTGTCCATACGAAAGCGCTGTGCAACCTTGCCCCTGCTCGGATACTCATTGCGGTCAAACAATGTGCCGAGTTGAAATGCTGCGCCTGCTACGAGTGTGTCGTACTTGTCAAGGAACGCATCCACTAGGCGTTCGAATTCCGTTTTGTACTTACCCATAACCTTCTGATACTCAAGCAGTGCCGCAGTGGGCAGAAGTCTTGCGCCTTGGTCATTCCATGGAAGTGTGAGTTTGTAATGCTCGGCGCGTGCGCGCGCTTGGAACTTGGTAATTGCCTCCAATTCTTTGCACTCAGCAAACAGATTCTTGTACACCGATGCGGCTTTCTTAGACCCCGACCCCTTGGAGTTAGTGACCTCGGCTTGCGTACTCTTGTCTTGCTTGCGACCTGAGTAAACCGCGATGTTTAAGTCCACCATCATGGCAGAACGAGCGACGCCTGCAATAGGCTTTTGTGTTTCAAGTGTGTAGTAGTTCATGATAAAAGTCTTAAGGTTAAGGTTTGTTATCTAGTTTCATCGACAGTTTGATTGTGTCGATATAGTTTTGGTTGATTGCAACCACATTGAATAAGTCGTTAGGCACGACCGGTTTGATTAGAGGCACAAAGGCGTTTTGATACCCTTGCGACCCTTGGTTAGCCCCCACATGCGACTCTGTTAGATGCTCCGCATCTGCCAGTATGTCGACGATTTTTTCCAATTGGTGTACATCCAACAAGAGATTGCTACCATTTACAGTAAGTCTAAATTTCAAAATGACACCTCTATTGAGCGTTGTACATACATAAAGTTCTCGGCATCGCCCGAACTCATACTATCTACATCAGTATCATCCTCACCGATACGAATGAACTCATACTCATACCCAAGCTCATGCACCTCATCAAGGAACGGAGTGAACAATGCGACATCGGGGTACGAGTCGTACCACTTGACTGAGTTGGCATCGAACACCAACACACGATGCTTATCGTTCCACTTGAAGTACTCGTCGCCCCATGTCTCATAAACATTTTTGAATGTTGTATTCATTAGTGTCTTGAGCTTGTCGTATTCCAACAAGTTGTGTTCACCCCCTAAGGGGTAGATGATTGCTTTCACATCTGAACGGTATCCCATAATGTTCTCCAAAGTCTTAAGGTTAAGATTTACACTTCAATACGAACGGTCGTACCAAACGGTGCAACCAAGTCAGAAGACACAGCCCACAAGGTAGGCACATCGGTCTTGCCCCAGTCACCTACATAACCATCGGTAAACTGCACAATAGCTTGCGGTGTGATGCGCTTGTCACGCAGATAGTCAAACAACACAGAGCCGTCGGTGCCACCACCGCCTTTCGGTTTCATGTTCTGCACTGCGAACTGACCCTCCTCGAATGTTTGATGACCCGCTACTGCCGTGTCCCAATAGATGACATGCACCTTGGTTGGCTTGATGTCCTCGATGATGGTTTTAATTTCAGACGCAAACATGTCCATCTCTACGCCACCAAAGATTGAACCCGATGTATCGAAGCCGATGACAAGCTCTGTCAT